AGGAATTATCCTGCGCCGTGCAGAAATCACAATGATTGCTGGCACTCCTGGTGCTGGTAAGTCATCAGTTGCACTGGCAATCGCAGCCAGAGCCAAGGTTCCTACGCTGTACTTCAGCGCAGATACTAATGCTCACACTATGGCTATGCGATTAGTTGCAATGTCTAGCCGTATCTCACAGCAAGCAGCAGAGCAATTGCTTAAGAAAGAACCAGAGAAAGCAGAAGAAGTATTGGTTATCAACAACCATCTCTTCTGGTCCTTTGAGTCTACGCCTACTCTAAAAGATTTAGATGATGAGGTGTCAGCATTTGAAACTGTATGGGGCAGAAGCCCTACGCTTATTGTTGTAGATAACCTAATGGACATAGCAATGGATGGCCACGAAGAGTTCCAAGGTATGCGAGCAGCAATGAAAGAGTTGAAGTACCTTGCAAGAGATACCAACTCAGCCGTGCTTGTCTTGCACCATACCAAGGAAGGCTTTGAGGGCTATCCTTGTCAGCCACGGTCAGCCATTCAGGGTCTGGTCAACCAGATACCAGCAATGGTTCTGACTATCGGGCAGATGAAACAAGGTGACGAGACCTATCTCTGCGTAGCCCCAGTCAAAAACAGATACGGGCGAGCAGACCAGACAGGTAACAACTATGTAAGTCTTGCCTTTAATCCAGACAATATGTACCTGGATGATGTCCAGGTCAAGTATATGCAGGAGCCGATGTATGGAAACTAAAGTATGGGACAGCACTTATTCACAAGCAGACATTGAAGTACTAATAGGTAGAGCACTCACAGAAGGTGAGTGGAATATAGTTGTTGATGAGTTGTATAACAATGACGACTTGTATAATCAAATCAGTACCAAGATATATGAGATAGCAAGGGACGCAATAGGACTTGAGTAATCCAGCCAAACGCAAGGGCAGCCAAGCAGAACGAGATGTTGTTGCTTGGTTAAAAGCCAATGGTTACAAGTATGCAGACCGCAGACTCGCAGGAGCAACCTTAGACAAAGGCGATATAAGCGGTGTGCCAGGTGTAACTATTGAGATTAAGAACCACGCAAAGATGGACCTTGCAGGTTGGACAGCAGAGTTAGAAGTAGAAATGAAAAACGATAGTGCTTGGACTGGAGTAGTTATACACAAACGAAAAGGGAAAGGAGATGTAGGCGAGTGGTATGCCACGATGCCAGCGAGTGTCTGGTTAGCACTGCTTAAACAAGCAGATGGAAAAACATAGCATTGAAGATTACTTACTTTATGTAGGCGCCACCCTGCCTGCGAGAGGCAGTGGTTGGCGCAAGATTAGATGCCCGTTCCACGGAGATAAACACGCATCAGCAGGTGTCAACTTTGATGAGAACAGATTTAAATGCCACGGCTGTGGAGTCGGTGGCGATGTATACGACTTGATTATGTATAAGGAAGGAGGTAACTATCGTGAGGCTGTCAAATTCGCAGAGACAATTTCTCCTACAGGCAACACAACAATACGCCCAGCACATTCACCTAGCCGCAGACTATCTGGCAACGCGGGGTCTGTCGGTAGACGAAGCCAAGAAGTTTCATTTGGGAGTAGTGGACAATCCATTACCAGGTCACGAAGGCTACAAGGGTAAGTTAGTAATCCCCTATACCACCCCGTCAGGCGTCGTTGACCTGCGGTTTCGTTCAATCCACGGAGAGGACCCCAAGTACATCGGCCTGCCAGGAGCCAAGACAACTATGTTCAACGCTCAGGCAGTCCTAACAGCAGACCAATACATCTGCGTCACCGAGGGTGAGATTGACTGCATCACAGTAGCAGCCAAAGGTAATCACCCAGCCGTAGGTATACCTGGTGCTAACAACTGGAAGCCTTACTACAGCAAGATACTAGACGACTTTGATGTCGTCATTGTTCTAGCAGATGGTGATGCACCTGGCTTAGAGTTCGGCAAGAAGATAAGCCGAGAGTTAGGCAATGTAAACATAGTTCAAATGCCAGAAGGGCACGATGTCAATAGCATTGTTATACAAGAAGGAGTTGAGTTTCTGAATGACAAAATCAGAAAATGCTTGGGAGGATGAACCGGAAGATACAGTATGGGATTACATCAAAGATAACCCACTGATGCTAGGGCTACCCCTATCAGAGACCAAAGGTATAGACCTACTCTCAGCACTAAAAGATATTTACGAAGCCAACAAACGAGACAGACAAGCAGCCCAGATGCTGCTCACCCTACTAGCCAATGTCTTAGTAGCAGCAGTTCAAGGTGATGGCGAAGAGGTAGTGGAAGAAGTATTAATACAAGATGCAATGCTAGAGTTTGACGAGAAGTTAAGAGAGGTGCTGGATGAAGGACATTAAAGACCTAGATGAAATCCTCACGGAACTAAAAATTACTATGGTTCGCAAGCACCAGGATTATGGGCCATACAACATAGCCAATGCTCCAGGCGGTGCAATGAATGGGCTAATCATTAGGATGCACGACAAGTTAGAACGGTTGCAAAGTCTTTACTATAAAAAGAACGACACGCCGAACTATGAATCTATTGAAGATACCCTGATTGATTTGGCCAACTATGCTATAATAGGACTATTAGTGCAAAGAGGACAATGGGAAGGCACAGGTGGAGGCGGAGTATCTAAACGAGTATGACACCCTAGTGGCGTCACTCTCCATTGAGTATCACAGGAAGTACCCAATGGTTGAGGCTCTGGATATACAGCAGATTCTCTGGATGTGGTTCATCACCCACCCCACAAAGTATGTTGAGTGGTCTCAGTTAGACCGCAAGGATATGGACAAGTTGATAGCAAAGTCCCTGCGCAATGCTGCTATCAAGTTTTGTGAGAAAGAGAAAGCCAAGGCAGTTGGCTACGAGTTGCTAGATATCTACTACTACGACTCCTCAGTAGTAGAAGCCTTCCTGCCCAGCATAATTGCAGAGTCATACGAGATACCTACCAAGATTAAAGACCTGAACTTTAAGTTCAACAAGTCAGAACCCAGCAATGACGGCAACAACTGGCTAGTTCTACGGTCAGATATAGCCAATGCTTTCTTCAAACTAACAGAGGCTAAACAGAATGTCCTTCGGGTCAGATTCAGCACAGACAACAGCGAGTGGAGCCTGGTAGCAAAGGACCTTAAGACAACAGTAGATGGCGCAAGAATGAAAGTTCAGCGTGCTATCAATTCATTAATTAGAAATCTAGGCGGATGGAGACCATACCCTGATGAAGATGTACAACAAATGGAACAGGACGATGACGGAGAGTAAAGACATCCGTGAGTTGCTTCGTCGGGTAGACTACAGCAAGGCAATGGACCTGCGGGATACACCGATAGGTGACATCTGCGTATGTGGCTGTGAGGTATTCGTAATGTTAGGTGGATTTATGGACGGCGAAGTTTCTTTTTATTTCCTAGATGGTGAGTGCGCATCCTGCGGAAGTATGGTCACACTACCCACACCAAAGGAGGAAGACGATGCCTGTCTATGAATTCTCCTGCCCAGCCTGCAATGTAATAATTGAACAAGAGTTTTCTGTATACGTAGACCACATAATCAACTGCGGTAATTGTGGTATCCGTATGGAGAAAAAGTTTTCCCCAAACCCAGTCCACTTCAAAGGCACTGGCTTCTACAAGACAGGTGGCTAATGACACTAGAACCTATACGCCAAGTAGCAGGTGACGGCAAGCGTGAGAAGATTGCAGCCCAGGCTTTAGAGCAATACTTTCAGGGCTGGAAGTTATACGGCACACCACGCTTTTACTTCTCAGACTTTCACATCTGCCTACAATGGGGCAACGGTAGGGAGAACTACATCGGAGACCTAGAAGTCAAGTGGCTCAAGACAGATAGCAGCAAGCCAGCCATCTTTCCATTCAACAAACTACAGCAGATGATGATTGCTCCACCATACACAGACAACGAACATTCCTATCACCGCATCTGCTTCAGATACTCAGACGGTATCAGTGTGATACCAGTCAGCCTACTAGCCGGAACAGAACCAGTCTTTCATACCAGATGGGACACTAAGGAGCGGGACCTGGTAGTCTTTTACAATGCTAGGGAATACCCAGAGTACTGGCACAACTTGGTAATAAACGAATGAAAGAACAACAACTATTTGATTACATCAAACAAAATATGTATAAAGATTTAGTCAAATCTATTGGGGTGTATGATACTTTTGACTGCACCTCAGAGGAACATAACCTGTATATAGAATTAAAGTGTAGGTACAAACACTACCCTGAACTCTTAATAGAGAAGTCTAAATATGACCGACTAAAAACCCAGGCTCAGGTCCAGGCTATGATTCCCTTATACATAAACTCAACCCCGGAAGGTCTATGGTCATTCAATCTAAACCAGATAGCAGAACCTACCTGGAGCAACAGACCAATGCCAGCCACTACAGAATTTACCAACACGGAAAAGGTCATCAAGACCGTTGGCTTTCTAGATTTGCTAGAAGGTACTAAGATATAACTAAGTTTCTGCTCGGAAGGGGAAGCCAGCAGAAAGCAGAAAAGACCCCTCTACCTATATCGGACTAGGTAAAGGGGTCTATTCGTGTCTTAAATCGCCTTATACGGCCTTTAAAAGGCTACTCAGCGCCACGTCCAAACTGCGTGGCAGATGGGTCTAGCCACTTCAGGACAGGTCCAAGGAAGCCAGCAAGCGCTGCGGTCCCAAGAACTTTAACATCAGTCTCACCAGCAAGGTAGAGTGCAATAGCAGCGGCTGCTGCGGCACGGAACCAGGTCAGGGATACTTGCTTTAGTGTTTCCATTAGGTTGCCTTTCGTGTTATCTCAAACGTGTGCACCTTACAACAGGTACATATCGCCTTTGTTTCAGGTAGCAGGATAGCATCTTTTGCCACCTTCTTCTTAGGCTTAGGCTGCAGACTCGCCACAACCTGATTGAGAACTTTGGGTTGATTCAGCCACCAGAACCAAGGGCTAGTATCATTAGCGGAATCAGGGTTGATAGAAATATGGAGGTGCTTATCGTGAGGGTTGCTGCCAGTATAAGGACGATTTCCAGCACGAGCCTTATCACGCGCCCATATCTTTTTGTTAAAGATAAGATACTTGACACGTTCGTCCTCCTTCAGTTTCTCAAAAATTACAGCGCAGTCAATCCCATTCTTAGGGTCGTGGGTTAAGTCAACAGCCAGACCAGTATTGTGGTCTGAGGTTGGGTTTGTTTTTACGTGAGCAGCCGAGGGCAACAGCCCGTCGCTAGCCTTTTTTCTTTTCGGGACAAGCGCAGTCGCCTGTCGGAGGACAGCAAGGGCAGCAGGGCTTGGCTTCTTTGCGAGTTTCATTCATTTCCTCAATGCTTCCTTAACTAAATCTGTTAGTAGGTCAACCTTCTCTTCAAGATGATTAACCTTGTCTTTGATACTTGACCCACCATTGGGCTTGAGTTCTGAGAGGTAGTGTTTTGTTAGATGCTTAACTCCCATAGCAAGTGCTCCGATGAGAGTTGTAATCGCTACGGCTAGACCAGCCCAATCAGCAGGATTCATTTTATACTGTCCTTAAGGTAACTTCAATGATTCCACCAAAGCCAGAGAACCTCTTATCTGGTGGAGTCAGACGGGTGAATGAGATTTGTTCAATAGTAACCTGACGAGACTCACCAGTAGATGTAGTTAAGTCCTGCCAGTTGAGCACGTCACCGTTTGCTTCTGCATTCTCCAAAGCGCGGAGACGGTCAAGTGCTCTGCCCTCATATCCTGTGACAACATTGAACCTATCGGTCTCAACGTCATAGCAGAATACGGGAAATCTAAGTACCCGTTGCCTAGGTGTAGCGATAGTTGCTTTTACTTGGTAGCCCTTGAAGGTAGGGCCAGCAGTTATTGTTGTTCCGTCCCTTGTTAGTGTGAACTTAAATGCTACAAACTCCTGTGCTGCTTCAGGCTGAGTGGTAGATACTTCCTGAACTGCAATGTTTGTGTCGTAAGAGATGTGCTCATACTCTGTGCCACTTTCGGTGACTGTAGAGACAGTCATAGAACCATAATCAAATGTACCTCTGCCGATAATGCGACGGAAGTTCTTAGGTTCTAATGTGTTGTATCTGATGTTACCTGTCTGGATGTAGCCAGTAGTTATCAAATCGGCATCATCTTCCCAATAGATGTCCCCATCAACTGCCCCAACCTTTGCGGTTGTGTAAGCAATCTGGTCAGTCTCGCCTAAGAAGGCGCAAGATGTAGTTGGATGTCCCGAATCCCCTGAGTAATAAACATCGTTAGCCCAGGCAAAGCGGAGTGGTTCAATCTCAGCACCTAGGTCAATACGGATTAACCCAGCATCCCCAGCGACAGAGGTAGCACACCAGACGAATCTGTCACGGACAGCAAAGTCGTGGCAAGGTTGGCTAGTCTCAACGATTAGTGGGCCGTAGGTAATAGAACCATCTTGGTCAGAGACTGTGGCTACACGGATACCTTTGTCGGTTCCGATTAGCATATAGCCCAAGTAATACTGAATCTTGTAGATACGCTCACCATCTGGCATCTCTGCTGCTGTGATGGCTGAGGTAAGGGTAGGCATAGCACCTGATGTATTCAGGGTGAACTTGTAGATAGAAGACTTGATACCGCTATAGGAAGATACATAGATAGCAGGGCCTGATGCAGTGATAGATGTGTAGACAATATCTGTATCTGAGTGTGTATATACCGGAGTAGGTAGCGCTGCTGCGCTAGATGAAAACTCATAGATATTATTATTGATGCACATAATAATACGCTCTTTGACGTAGTTCATTACAGCATTAGATACAACAATACTGCTTGAGTTAAACATCTGAGTATTGGCTGTAGCAGAACTTGCAGTAAGAACTTTCTTATATACAGCAGTCTTAGGTACACCTGAATCCAGAATACGAGTTACCCAGAAAGCATTAATTCCGTCATCACATATACCATAAACCGGATAATCTGTACCAGCGTTATAGTCAACAAAGTGAGTTACTGTGCCATTGGTATCAATCTTATCTACGTCATACTCGTCACGAAGCAATACACCATTGGTGCTGCCCCACTTGATAGAGCGTAGATGTTGCTGGCTGCGACCATTGGTAGCAAGAGTGCCTGTGACTTCGTGGTCTTTGTTGCTATTGCGGAGCAGAGTTACCTGTCCCTTAGTCCAGACATTGACACCTTTAGAATCAAAGAACCTATGCTGAACCGTCTCACCTGCTGACGGGTCATAGAACTTGATACCGCTACCGTTGTGGAATGATGACTGACTGCGTAGCCACCAACCTGTGAGTGACTGTTCGCCTGGCTCTGTGCCATTGTCAAACTGTTCCTTGCGGAAGGGTGCTGTCTGGCGGATATAAGGACGACTATCTGAGATAGCGTAGAAGAAGGGCAAGCCACCAATAGCAGTGTCATAGGAGACATCTGTATTCTCCCAAACGGAAGAAGACGAGACGATACCTAAGTCAACAGCAATAGCAAAACTACTACGGCCTTCGGTAATATCACGACCTGGCATTATGCTCCTTTAATGAAACTGATTGTTACTTGCTTAGTGCTGCGATTTCTTCTGCGGTCAATCCAAGTGCTGCGAGTTTGGCTTCAGCGTTTGCTTTGGCAGCAGCCTTAGCAGCAGCCTCTGCTTCTTCAATAGCCTTCTGTTCGGCATACGCTAAAGCATCTGCCTCTCGCTGTGCGATTTCCTCGGCTGTTAGTTCAACCTCGGTGACTGTTCCTGTTGAACAATCAACTATGACTTTGTGCATTGTTTTCCTTTCCTAACTGTTTTTGATTCCGTAA